GTTGAGGGCGTGTTAATTGACTTGCCACCATAGCCAAACTTATTGCAGCTGTAACATCGCCAGCAGATTTACGTCTAATAATGCGCCAACCTGCATCATTGGTTTTAGCTGCACAATTATTAAGATGTTGAACTAAGTCTGCCTGACCTGAATGCACTAATCTGCCATTAGCCAGGGCATCGGATAAATCACTGCATGCCTGGTAAAACGCTTGGCCTGATACGTCTTGGATTCTCCAGCCACTTTGTTCAAGTCTTGTGGCAATAGATTGCGTGGCGTACTTGTCATAACAGATCATATGTGGGTGGTATTTTCTAGCCCACTCATTTATATCACTTGCCATCTTAACCTCATCAATAGCAATATCACTTTGCCATAATTGGGCTAAGCCAACGGCTATTTTTCCATCTTTCATCTGGCCCATTACTAAAGCGCCTGATCTTCTAGTAGGTGCAATATCAAACGCCATTATTGTCATTGGCCCAACAGGTATTTCAAGTGTGGAATCACTGCATGCTTCAATAGATCCATATACCCAGGGACTGACAGCAGAATCTATCCACTGACATAACATTTCAGTACGTGTAGCTTCTATGCTGTTGGTATTGACAGATTCCTCTAATGTCTGCTCAGTTATTAAATGACCCAGGGCAGGGTTTGCCATAGCCCAGGCTTTGCGATCATGTATTTTGCAGTGCTGTGGCGCTGACCATTCATAGAATCCTAAATTGTCGGGTGGATATGATAGGCAACGCTCTCTTAAATCATTAAGCACTGTACTAAACCCATCGCCTGCGTTACTTGTCATTAAAGTCATCGCATTAGGTCTTGCACGTGTTACTGGTAATGCAGCTGTAAATGCTTCTTCGGTCCACTCTCTTAATTCATCGATGTATAGGAAATCTGCGGTTTTACCACGTGGTGCATCTCTGGTCGCTGCTGCAATTTCATACCTTGCGCCATTAAGTAAGCTGATAGATTCCTGTCCATTAGCCAAGCGGATCTGTCTTACTTGGTCTTTTAAGAATTGGTTATCTTCTATCGTGTATGCAACTTGCCTAAAAGTATCTAATGCCATATTTCGGTTAGATGACATGCCTAAAACGTTTTTACTACCCCATAGGAATAGATGGCTAAGAATCAACATACGTGCTAGGTGTGTCTTGCCATTTTGACGTGCAACCAATATGAGAGCTGTTTTTTTGCGCCATGTGTCATCATCTGCAACTGTTAATAGATCATCTAGCACCCAACGCTGCCAGGGCACAAGAGGTAAACCAATCTTCGTAGCAAAATCAGCTACCTCTTGCGCTTTGGATGGTCCATTCAGTAAAGGCGTGTGGATTCTAGGCTCAGTACTGCCAATTAGCCCGACCCCTCGTTGGCTCTGGCTTGGTTCGGTATCAATCTGCATCGAATTGGATCGTATCAGGTTTATCAAAGGGTGAGTCGGGAATGATCTGGACTGTCTCAGGGAGAGAAGGTTCAGGAAAGACAGGGGGGGTAGCCTTCCGCCCTAAAAAAACGCCCTGATTACGGCTACCCTTCGAGCTGTTACAACTCTGGCAACAAGCAACCGCGTTCTCGAAACTCACCACTAGATCAGGCGCCTTGCTAATTGGAATGATGTGATCGACTGTTGTCGCTGGCTGCTGGCAATAGAAGCATGACCATTGGTCACGAGCCAGCACTTGCAACCTAAACTTCTTATAGTCACGGCTTAATCTCGGATCTCCTCGCTTAGCCATTACTGCCATCCTTTAGTTTTTAAATGATGTAACGCTAAACAGTAATTAGGTTCATCGTATTGAGTAATACCATAACGCTTAGCAACATAATACCAATACCACCAGAACTGATAATCAGCCGGTGCGTTCTTTAACGCTACCGACTTACCTTGGTAGTAGCCATAGTGTGAACCATTAATAGCATCTATCTTCCATCTAGACTCTCGATAGATGATTTGGTTATGGCATTTATATTGCTTATCAGTTAATTGGTAATCAGCTAGTGAAGTAACGCTTTTAGTTGGCAGGTTCTTCGCCTCTAATCTATCGGCGCTAGCCATAGATAGAAGTATCCCAATAACGATTGCTACCGAGCGAACTAGCCGCAAGCGGTTCGCTCTGAGCCCCTCAAGGGCTCTAGCCGTAGAGTGTACCGTAGCCGTCAAATACATTAACAAAAGTCCTGCTCAGAACGGCGTGTCTTATCGGTTGTCTGTCGAATAGAAGCCGCTTGATTTAAATATGACTGGTGTGGATGAATAGATTTTACGCATTGGTTCATGGCATAAAGGACATTCAAGTTCTTGTTCAGCATTGATCGCAAACTCCTTTTCATATCGAGTATTGCTTTCGCAAAACTCGGTGTTCGTGCATTCCCATTCATAAATCGGCATTAAGACTCAACCCCATGAACTGACTCCAAGTGTGCCAACATCATCCGGCTAACTTCTTTTTGACCCAAGAAGCCATATGCCGCTAACAGCGAATAACCGCAGAAGCAAGTGTGTGCAGCCTTTGGCAATATGTTTCGTTCATCTCCTGCTTGTGGCATTTACTGATCCTCTCTACAGAACTTGCAACGCTCGCCTAGCGCGTATACGCCACAGTCTAAGCATCTGGATATGTCTGAGTCTTTAACTTTATCTACTCGATCTTTGTAACCCGCATCAAGGAGAAGCTGCACCAGATCGCCAAGACGTAACATCGCCACATAATCTGACGGCGTTTCACCCTGCCCGTTGAGTCTAAAAGTGGCAAACCCCAATAAACCACTTTCGGAAGTACGACTCTCGATCTGGCGCAGCGTTCCTTTTATGTCGAGTCCTGTGCGCGCTTTAACCTCGCAGTCGAACGGAACATTGAGTATGTCGCGCCCATTACCTCGACCTATTGAAGCCCCATCCCACCAGAGCCTCAGATAATCTGCGACTACTCGCTCTGTGCGAAAGCCGCGGTGTTTTCTACTTTGAGACACTTGACTCCAAAGTAACTGCATGGCAGTCAGGACATGACCAAGTAAAGCCAGCAGTCAATGATCCGCCGGTAATCACGATCTCGGATACATCGAACTCACGATTACATAGACAGCATCGAGTTGTAATACCACTAGCTTTAATCTTCTCTCGAATAGATTTATAGTGTTCAATTACATCGACATCTGGAAATGACTCCCATTCACCGTCTTGGTTCATAAACTGTAAGCCGCTCATTGACCTTCACGCACCTTCCAAGTGCCGTCTGGCGCTAAGTTGTACCAAAGCACATCCTTACATGCAAAGCAGCTAAAGTTAGCCCAAGGCTTGTTATTTTTGGCGCTTACGCCTGTTTTCCAACTCATGGGCTTGTGGTCATGGCAGTTACGACATAGTGGAATGTCTTTGTCGATCTTCACGCCGCCTAATACTTCTTTTACCAGATCAACTGCCTCGGCTGCCGTTGGTGGCTCTGAGACTGCCTTAATTGACCAAGGGTCATCTTCGACCGGCATCGTGATCTTATCTGCCAGTTTCTCTGCGAAAGTGTTAGGTAAAGGCTTATCTAGCTTAGCCTTTACTTTAGCCATCTCTTCGGCTGAGGGTCTTGGCTTGCCTTCGCTGTGCTTTGAGATACCGCCTGTATGCAACGCTCGGCCGATCGCAGAACTCTCAGCGTTCTCGCACGCGCTAGTAGCGTTAACGCCTCGACCACTAACAGTCTCCTCAGCGAACCCCGTGGCAAAGGGTAATACATCAGCATAAGTTTTGTACACACTCGCCTTAAAAATGTATCTATCATCTTTGTATGCCACCAATTCTGTAAGTATTGCGCCGTCGGGATATTTAGCCCAGAACTTTTCAAGCCTCTGATCCACGGTTTCATATTGCGACAAATCGAACATTAGTTATCTCCTATGCTAATCACGAGACTGTATTTATACATACTCATAGAAATAACTAGGATTTTCCATGATGTTTGATAACCAATATGAAAACTCAATGCAATTTCGTTGTCGTGCTTGCTAAAATCAAACATAGAGATCATTCTCCTCTGTGTGTAATTGTCCGGCAATAGCCATGTAAGCAACAGCATCAACATAAGTGTCCACTTTTGCAGTCTCCATGCTGCGCGCTACTTTGACGAGCGCAAGACACATTGCGACTTGATAATCAGTAACTGGCATTTCCAGATAACTCGACCAGAGGGCAGCCGTTCTCGCCATATTGTCTGTTGGATGACCGTACTCGAGTCCTCGATCTTGGACTGCTGCTCTTGCTTCGTTGAGGTAGTCGCGGACATTCATCGGCCGACCTGCTCTAACTGGCGAGCAACCTTACGAGCTGCGATGCGACCCTTGATCTTGCCGTGTTCAAAGCCTTTGCCATAACCAAAGCCAAAGCCAATGACCATTCCTAGCGCTATCGATAAAGTAATTGCTATATCTGCGTTCATTTACTGCCCCTCTAGTGCGCCCTTCGCACTTTCTTGGCATAAGTGTTGCATAAAAGTCTGACTATATGACGGTGTTTAGATAACGAAACGGTAACAATTCTCCATCGTCCATTGCGTCATCTATTGTGCGACGAATGTCGTTATCTAGATCGTCCATAACGCCGTCCGGCAACAACGAATGTGCCGTCCTTTTCTAGGTTGACCAGCGTAACTTGGCTATCTTCAACAATGATAAAAGCCTGCTGCCAGTTCATTGTGCCTTTGGTATAGCCAGCCTTGCGCACATCCATTAGATGCCCGCCTTCGACCCCACGCAGGATACGCCCTATTTTGCCCCCAGAAGCCTCTGTAAAGGCCGAAGAACCTGCCCTATGAGTATGTCCACATACCACGCTTAAACCGTGCCTACGAGCCGCTGAGAGGGCTGTAAGACCTGCATTGGGGTTGATGCCTTGCTCGTCTCCGTGAACTGCTACCCAGCCCTTTGCAAAGGCGTATGGCTTCTTATGATAGGTGATGCCTAATTCGTCTAGGCGCATAAAGCGCTCAAAGCGTAGTTCAGGCAATGCCAAGAACGCTGGGATCTTCTTCATGATTACGTTGTAAAGACGATCGGTATGGTTAGAACGGATCATGTGCGCTTCTTTGGCATGTTCTACCAAAGACCAAAGAACCTCGACTGCTTGATCTCGATCCTCAGCTAGTGTCTGCTCGTACCAGCCCGGCGTATTTTCTGTCCATCGGCTGATCTGTGGGAGATCGATTTCGTCTCCCAAAGTAACCACGCTATCTGGGCGGTATTTTTTAATAAAACTTGCCACATTGCGCACAGCAACTTCATCGTGATATGGAACCTGTAAATCTGGAACGATTACAGTTCTTTTCATGGTTAATCCTCATCGTCATCGTCATAGGGGATGCGGTTGGGTAGGTCTGGCAACCAGTTAGGTGCAGGTAGGATCGTTGCCGGATAAGTTGCAGGTTCAAGAAGTAACGCCAAAGCGATCTCATCGGTAAAACCAGCCTTCTTGAGGCTTTTCCAATACTCATTTAAACCGATGCAATAACTTTCCAGCATCGAGTATGAGTCAAGATCGATAGCCTTCTTGCGTGCCATAGCAGATATTATCGCTCTAGAAGTATGTTGTAGATCTCATCGACACGCGCATTAAGGCGCTTGATCTCCGATAGCAAGTGCGTGATCACATAGCCAGCCAAGCCACCCACTATCGCAAGTGTGGCAATATAAAGATTTAAGTAGTCCGTTGGAGTCATCGTTTAGGTGTCGCATATCCAAAGACTCCAGCTAGTACAGCCCAGAGAATTGAGCGATAGTCTGCTGCGAAGTTAGATGCAGCCCAAGCAGATAGAAACGCGCCTGCTGTTAGGACTACTGGATTTTTCATATTCATTGGTTTCCCCCTAGTAACGGAACATTAAAGAACGAACCATCTTCATCGCCCTTTGTGCTAAATGAGATATGGAGATGATGGCGATGCTTGTTAATCCCAGTATAAGTTCGCCAGCGCCAAGCGCTTTTGGCGCTTGCAATTTTGCCATCGAAGATGAGATATGAGAGGCGCTTATCAGACTTTGCCAACTGACGAAGTTGATCTGCCAGATCGGGCATGATGTCGGGCTTGGGTTTGCCGGATAAATCGCGGTCAACATCGATGGCACGAACCCAGCCTTGCTCATCTGGATTATGGTCAGACTTACGAGCTGAGTGCCGACTATCACCGAGCCAGCCGTCTGAGGTGCGATCACGATCGCTGAAGCAGTCATCGAACTGCTCACGAAGTTGGACCCCAGCCTTGCATAGTTTAGGCTTCATTTTCTAACTTTTTAATTTCTAGTTCGCAACCTTGGCAGTTCCAAATAAAACGATCGTTCAAGAATAGTTCTTTATGACCGCATTCAGGGCGTGGAGCAATAAAAGCATCTGCCTCTGGATCATAGGTATAACCAATAGCAGCAAAGTTATAGCGGATATTGCCATGATAAGAAGTCTTGATCCAAGTGCCGCCAAGATTATCTAATAACCATTGATAGCCTTCATCGCCGTTAGGGTCATTGTTATCGCCTACAAGTACGCGTAGAACTTTATTATTCTGATCTACTTCAGCCCAACTACTCATGCTGCATACCTCACAATGACAATACCTGAACCGCCTGCGCCGCCTGCAATAGCAGTAGATCCTGATCCGCCACCACCACCGCCGCCTGTGTTAGCTGTGCCTGCGCCCGGTGTTGCTCCAACGCTACTTTTACCAGTTCCACCACCACCATAACCGCCCGCTTTATCGGCTTGTGAAGTGTTACCTGATCCTGAACCACCGCCAGCATAATAAACAGTTCCAGAAACATTTTGGCCAGTTGAAGTTGCTAAGCCCCAAGAAGAATAAGCGCTTGAACCGTTACCGCCTTGACCAGGGTTGCCAGTTGCACCATTGCCACCAGCTGCTCCAGCGCCACCGCCACCGCCTGAGCAGTCACCGTTTCCGTTAGATCCACCAGCGTTGCCTTGTCCAGATGTAGCAGCACCGCCTGAATAAACGCCACCACCCCAACCAGCGCCACCGCCAGAACCACCAGTTCCACCGTTGACGCTATAACCAGCAGCAGCACCGCCACCTTTAGCGGCTGTTAGTGAACCAAATTGTGAATCGTTGCCAACATTCGAAAGACCGCCGCCATCAGTTGTACGTTGCGCACCACCTTGACCAATAACGATGCTTTGATTTGTACTTATTGACTGTGAAGTAAAACTTAATAATCCACCAGCGCCACCGCCGCCACGGCCGCCTGCACCGCCGCCTGCCACTACGAGAATGTCGCAAGTGGTCGTTGCGTTAACAGTTAAAGTGCCGTTAGCGGTAAATACACGATAACGATAAGCGCCAGATGTATAAAGTGTTCCGCCACTTAAAGGGTCGGCTGGTACTGGTATCCCAGTTAAACCAGCAACTTGATTAGCGATCATTAGGCTATTGCACCCACGACATACCAAGTATCAGTAGCAGTTTTAATTAGAGCTGCTGACTTGTATTGAGCAAGGGTTGGAGCTGCGGCAGTTGCACCGGCTGAAAGAACTGTGGTTGTGCCTGAAGTAACGGCTGAAATAGTGCAAGTACCAGCGCCGATGTTGAGAACTGTAATTACTGTTCCGACTGGGTGAGCCACAGAAGCATTAGTCGGGATCTTGATCGCGTTCGCTGAAGCGTTGGACTGGGTAATAAGCACCTGATAAGAGTCCGTCAAAGCGGTGGTATAACTCGTTCCAGTCTGGGCGTTAAGCGTGAACGCTACTAGCCCATTAAACATTGCGGCGCTAAGGACGTCTCCTGTAGCTGCTGGCATTCCTACGGTCATTTATATCTCCTAATACGCCATTATGTTAGTGCCGATTATACCTGATACATCGCTGCCGATGATGAAGCCCTCGACTATAGGTTCGAGAGTTGTTACTGTGACTTTCATGGTATTTGGCGTGATATCCCATGCGAAGCCTTGTGCCTGTAGTGTCTTAACGATCGTTGAGCCGTCTGGCTGAACATTCGTAATCTTTAGAGGTTTGAAGTAATCAAGATCCAGCATAGTCGCAGTAGGAACATCTGGATCTAATAGATCAACCGTCATGGCATCGATGCGGATCGTAGTCTCTGCTCTAGTTGCCACATAGATCTTGGCTATATTGAGAGTGTCTGCATCTGTCTGTGCCACTAGGTTTTCTTGGTTGCTCTGATGCGGGAAGTACTTAGCGATAGAAGCTGCGTTCTCTGATACCTGCTGAGTACCGCCTACGCGGGTCATGCCTGCGGAGTTGATGATTAACTTATCATCGAAGGCGAATACTAGGTTTGTGTAAGGAATGCCAGTAGTTTGATCAAACTCAATAGGAGTCTGTCCATAAGCCTTAATTACATTGGTGCGGTTCAAAAATATGGCTGTGCCTTCTTGATTTAGGTAAAACGCGCCTTGCTCTGAAAACTCTGCGTTTTTAATTGCATCTATCGAAGTGCGAGAAGTGCCTGGATCGACCACGCAGGTCGTATTGCCCGTATCTATTGTGCGCATAGATGCCGGCCATTGAACTTGATCTAAGATCTTGCCTATGCGAGTGCCAGTATCTTGCCCTGCTGTAGCACCTGAAACTGTCGTAACTGTAGCCAGCTGCATGAGACGAAAAGCATCAGAGCATTCAATGTCCACATAGCCAGTCTCTTGGTTCTGTGGGTAGGTGTACTTATAGTTCGTTGTATAGCCAGAGAATAAGAAGTAGCCAACTCCGCCTGTCGTTGCAGAAACTCGCAGCTTGCGAAGTGGAGTCAAGAAGCCGTAATAAGGGCTAGCCGTATTCTGTGGGTTAAAGTAAGAGTTAGGATCTAGAACTCTAACGATGCAAGTGCCAGCCTCATAAGTATCGCGCATGATATTGCGACCGCGGCGAATGCTGATCTGTCTTACATCTGGAGTTAAGTCAACTGTTGGCTCTGGCGTAGTAGAAGAAGCGAGTGTGCCTGTGCCTAATACCCCGTACTTAATATCGCCAATAGTAAAGGGATACCCAAAAGTAGCCCCAGAAGTAAAGTCGAAAGATACGGAGATCTGTGCTGGAAGTGTCACCCTGCGAACGATCCTTTGAGTCTGCCGATCGATGATGCAGATCCAGATAGAGAACCTTCTAGTAATCCGTTACGAACCATTTCAACAAGATCGCCTTCAGATACTACCGATCCTGCCACATAGACATTAACATCTCCATTAGCGCTTACACCTGTGGAAGTAGCGCCTACGCCGTAACTAGCACTTATTGCATCTATTGCAGCTCCGTTATAACTAGGAACTCTAACACTTCCGCCGCCGCTTGTTGTGCCGGGTTGAATGCTAGTTATGCGGCGAACTTGTTCTTCAAGCATGTCTAGATAAGACTTCCATGCTGTGAATGGGTTTTTAGCAGCTGGTAAAGATGCAAGGTAAGCGGCTAACTGCTGTGATAGTCCCTGAGATTTGGCAAGTTCAAAGGCTAGTTTAGATGCCTCGGAAGTATTGCCGGTGAGGATCGCTAGTTGTAGTTCTAAGCGCTTGCGTTCCTCGGCTGATATATCACCCTTAAGCGCTGCGATGATTTGAGTCTGCTGAATGTCGAACAGAGTGCCAGCCTTCTGCAACGCTGTCTGTTCTTTGATCGCCTTGGTCTGCTCTTTGGTTGTCTTTAATAGTGCATCGCGGTTCTTTTTGGCTGCCTTCTCGGCTGCTGCTTTGGCTAACTCTGCCTTAATTGTTGGTGTTAATCCTGAAGTGTCTTTGCCGCGGTTTTTTTCGCGTGCAATTAAAGCATTTGCGCCCGCTATATCGCCCGAAAATACTTGAGCGCTCACGCCTAAAGCAAGTCCGAATTTACGAGCAAAGGTTGCAAGTGCTGTAGAAGTCTTTTCAATAAGATTTAAAGTGTTGGTTAGTCCACCTTCACCACCACCGCCAAGGTTGGCTAGTGCATCGAGCAAGCCGCCACCGATTACTTCTTTGGCGTTATTGGCTGAGACTGATAAACGAGCAAGCGCACCTGAATAAGTATCGACCGCGACAGTTGCTTGACCGCCAAATAGATCGTTAATTCTTGTCTGAACTTCCTCAAAGGACATAGCCTTTAGTTGCGCTTGAGTTAGTCCGATGCCGTACTTGGCAAGTGCGCGAGTCTGTCCTACATAACCCTTTGAAAGATCCCCGGCAACGCTGACTACATCTGCGCCACTAGCTGCTGATAGATCTAGTGCTGTGCGAAGTAAAGACTGGGCTTTTGTAACTGATCCAGTTGTAGTTAATAAACGCTGGAAGGCTGGACGAAGTTGGTCATCGAGTACGCCAAATTGCTTTTCAAGATCAGCAATAAAACCTTTAACTGAAGGATCTGCAAAGGCTAGACCTAAATTATCAAGTGACTGAGTTAATACTCTAGCGGCTTTGTCATCAGCAGCGAAGGCTTTAGCGGCATTGAAGCCAGCCCGACCTAAACGCTGAACGGTAAATAAACCAACATAGGATTTGGCAAGGCTTTTGACTTGCGCGTTAAGGCTAACGGTTTGTTTAACGGCATCTTGAAAGGCTTTCTTGCCAGAGAATACCGAAGCAATATCTATCTTTAGATCTGCCATTACTTCACCTTAGTCTTTGCTTTAAACTCGATGGCAGAACTGCCGATCGCTTTTACAACTGCGGCGGTTACTTTGCCCTGATCCTCTGCGAAGGCTCTAAAGATTACGCGACCAGTCATCTTGCGAGACACACGCCCGCGTTGACCTTGCTGGCGTGGGCGAGCATTAACCAATTCGCCTGTGGCGTTTGCTCTGGCGATAAACTGCTTGCCAGCTTTAGGGTTTAGCGATTTGTTAATCTCTTTACCAGAAGCCCACACATCTGTAATCTGACCAACACCGAAGCGACCACCGCTATAGCCGCGAGTTCTGCCGCCAGTTGGCTGACCGTTAAGGTTTTTTCGACCTGCTGTCTCGTAGATCGCGCCACCGGCAGAAGTGTTAACGATGCGCGCTAAGGATACGAACCCACGCTGATTAGGCTTAGATGGGCGTGTTGAGTATTTAACGCCACGCTTGGCTTCTGTCTGATCGTACTTAGGGAACTCACGATACTTAGTAGTTTCGCTCGATGAACTGGCTGAAGTCCAACCAGATAGCATCGCAGTATCGGAAGGCAAGAAACCACGCGCACGGTTAGTAATTGGCTTTAGTGCAGCCGACATCTCTTTGGTTGTTTTCTTGGCTAGATCAGGCTCAAACTCTTTTAGGGCTTTGCGAAGTTTATCGGCGCCTTTTAGTTCGACTGGCATCGCTCTGCTCCTTTGCTCTGTCTTTCAGGGCTTGTAATAAAGTCCTGAACATCGTGTGATCTAGTTCAATTAAAGTTTGTGGCGAGAGTCCAGTCTCAAGCGATAGTCTCGCTACGAGATAGGTGAAGGACTCCCGCGCTATGCCAAAGGGTCATCGTCTAAGACCTCGACTCGCGTCAATGTCTGTAAAAACTCTTCCCCAAACGGCTTAACGGTTTCACCCGACCTACGAATTGCTTCCCAGCAAAGCCAATAGACATCGCTCTGCTTTTCGTCATCCCTAAAGGCTTTATGAAAGCCCTTCTTTGCATACTGCTCGAAGGCGTACTCGATCGCCGGAGTGATCTGGTACTCGTTAACGCTTCCGTCTGCCCTTGTTACCTTTAGTTTTGCCATGCTTTTGCCCCTTAGTTAGTTATTAGAATGTGCCAGTTGTTGAAACAGCTACTGTGCCGTTGACTGTCCAAGTGACTGACTGAGTTCCTAGATCACCAGTTGCGCCGTTGATATCGGTTGTGTTGTTGACTAGGCAAGTCATTGTGTAAAGAGGGTTAGTCGCTGAGACTGCTGTTCCCTTTGTCTGTAGGAACACGACAGTTACAGAAGTTCCCCAAGCAGCTTGCAAAGTTGCTAGAACGTTTGCTGACGCTGTGTCGTTGAGGAAATCGATAGTTACTGATGATGCCTCTAGACCCTTTACGAACTTGTGGCCTGAGTCACCCATCGCTGTTACTTCGAGTTCATCGAAAGTGCGGTTAAGTGTTACTGCTGTTACATGGTCAGAAAGATCAACGGAGTTAACCTTTACGCCTACGTTGTTGTTCAGAAATACTGCCATTTAGGTTATTCCTCGTCTTTCTTAGTTGATGGTTTTGGTGCTGCTGGTGCAACCTGCCCGATCTTAATCAGGAAGGCTTCTTGCTCTTTTTCCCATTCGGACATGGTTTAACTCCAACTCGTTAGGACTGAGACTTGCATTGAGCAAGTCAGTAGATCGCCCGATGCAGCATTGAGAACGCTAGGTGCGCTCACATCTCCCACATTATAGACGATCGAGGATGCAGCTAGTTTGTTAAACACAGCAACTAGCATCTCCTCAATTCCATTTAGGTTTCCTTCGTTGTCCAGAAGTGGCACGAAGATATTTAGATTAAAATTAGCCAGCGGTGAGATCGTGTTCTTGCTGTTATTTGGTGTGACGTAAGGATCGGCCGGGCTAATTACTACGCTGTTGACGATCGGCGTAGCTGGTGGAAAAGCAAAGACTGAATAAAGTGAGTTATCGGTAAGCGCTGTGGCAATAGTTGTGCGAAGCGTTGAGATCGCGGCGGTCATGGTTAGCCAACCATCGAACGCGGATCTAGGTAAGGTGCAAGCAAACCACGAACGCGAGCAAGCAAGGTGTTACCCATGCGATAAGGGCTTGGTGCGTAGCCATCGACTGTGACTCCGCCGCTTGAAGGTGCTTGGCGGCTCTGCCAGATGTCGATCGAGACCATTAGCGCAGCTTCTTGGATCGCTGGAATTGTTGCAGGATCAAGGTAAGTCTCGGATGTAAGCAAACCATAAGGGTTGATCGGATGGCGTGGAGTCACTGCGTTATTGTTGCCAGTAATTGCATAAGTAATTGAATGAGTTGTGCGACCAGTAATTGTCTTAGATCCATTGTGCTTAGATCCTGCGCCAGTTATGACTACGGTCTCGCCAACATATAGAACATCTGTAATTGGATCTTGAAAGTATGAAGTGCCGGTGCTTGCTGTGTTGCTATGCCCGATAATTGAGAGAGTGTTAGACCAGATGAAAGGAAGCAGAACATTGTCTGCGGCATCGCAGACTTCCTGCAAGGTCGCATCAGCATAGAGAGTGCCAACGCCTAAAGCGGTGCGTAACTCTGCGACTGTTGTGAGCGACATCTTTCCTCTTTTCTAAAGACTGGCGGGGTAGAAGGGCACTACCCCGCCAGCGACTTAAATGGGCTTACGCCTTGTTGTTCTTGAACGCGCCTGCTGCAACCTTAGTTGCGATAGCGCCGAAGCCGTAGTAACCAATAGTTACTGAACCGCTTGCAGTTGACTCTGCGCGTAGGCGGTAGTTTGGTGACTCGTACCATGTGTAAGCATCTGGGTTGACGATGATGATAGAACCATCTGTGTCAGTTCCAGCTGCTGTGTTAGGTGTTACATAGAGGTTAAGTCCTGCAACATTGCCTTGGAGTGCTGTTGGTGTTACGAGACCGCCAGCGTTCATTGGGTTAGCCGCGTTGTAAATTGGGCGTCCATTGTCATTGAGTGTCATGATGTTTGACCACTGTGAAGTGTTGACGATCATGTTGCGAGCGAATGGGTTAGGCAAGCCTAGTGTCGCGTTGTAAACAGAAGCTGAACCGCGAGCAACAATTCCAAGCAATTCTGATGCTGTTGGATATGTAACTGTTGTTGTTGCATCTGCTGTTGCGCCGGTGATCAATGCTGCGTTAACTGCTGCATCTGTTGCCTTAGCATATGCCGCGCCCATGTTTCGTATAAGCTCGTCAAAAAATGCGGGCGAAGTTCTATCCAAGAGTTCGACAGAGAATGTCTGTTGTCCGGCGTACTTCTTGACATCAACTGAAAGGAAGGCTGAGTTCTGATCTGTATCTGAGAACGCTGCATCCTCTGCTGTGATAGCAACTGTTGGCATTGCTGTGATCTTTGGGATCTCGAAAGTCATACCTGCATCAGGTAGAACTCCGCGTGAGATCGCTTCGATGCTTGGTCGGATAGTTGTACCAAGTGGGTTGATGATCTCTGAAAGTTGACGAGTTGGCACTAGACCAGCGTTGTCAGTTGTGTTATCTGCTGCAAGGATGTATTGACGAGCAGACTCATCGCCAAGTGCTGCGCGAATTGTGTTTTCTGCATACTTTGCGGCTGTGATTTCAATGCGTGGCTTTGTGTAAGCCATTGCTGTTACAGCAGGGCGAGCAGCTTCAACTGCGGCAGCCTCAACTGTAGGTGTTGCTTCGACTGCTGTGGTTTCTTCCACGACTGTCTCGCTTTCTGTTGGTTGGATAGGTTCAACG